TCAATACTCTCACGATATCCCCGGCATCAATCTTGATCTTATCTGTCACGACACGATATTTGTAATCAAAGGCTACGCCATTTACCGTATATACCCGATCGGCGCTCTTATCATAGCATTTACATCGTCCCAGTCTCTCCCATAACTCACCACCAGTCCCGGGAACAGGATTGCCATTGTCATCGTGATCATATTCCTTGACAACCTTTCGTTCTAATATGTGAGGAGCGTAATACATATCAATAATCCGTATAAGATGAGACTACCCCAAGACCGGAAGACACATCCGGGCTAACACCGTTCCGTTCGCACAGGAACAAATAATACCGCCGGAGGCCGTCCTTGTCCCAAGAGACAGAGAAGCCGCTCTCATTGACGCTATCAGGGCGCAATAGCAGCGACGGGATGATCTCTATCATCCCTGTCTCTACCTTGCCTATGGATTCACTAGACATCTCATCGTCCGGGGATAGCCCCGATTTGATACTGAAATCCAGCATATCCGCCTCGGATAGATCTCCATAAGCCGAGAATTTCTGCCCTATGTAGTCTCTTATCGTCATGCCTCCACCGTCAATGAGTAAATGCCATTAATCTCGGTAAGGACCGGCAAGGATAGCGATTGAGCCTTGGTAAACTCTACGCCATTGGAATTGTCCGTCTCGCCCTTGCCCCATTGAGAGATACGAATCCGGCCATAATTAGAGTAAGTAACGCCCGGTTCCTGTCTCAACTCATTATCGGCGTAAGCGTTCTTGATGACACCTAATTTACCTGCCGGGACAAAGACGATATTCTTGTCGTTCCAAGGCTTGTACTCGGATAGCTTGCCGTTGTCTTGGATACGGGTGATACGTCTCACTGTCTCTATGACAGGAAGGTCATTAGAGCGTAGGAACTCATTCAAACCGGACATCAAAAGAGGAGTGCCGGATTTGTCGGTCCCAAAAATGACCTGTTTCATCTTCCTGCTCTTAAGCAAATAAGACAATCTGGCCGGAGACATCAATATCTTATCAAACGTCACCTTGTCTTGGGCCGCATCCACGACACCTTGGATATCCTCGAAAGGATCGACGTTGTCCTTATTGGTATCCGTCCAGTCAAGAGTAACGCTAGCGATATTCTCGGACGGCATCTTGTAATCAATAATACCACGTACCCCTCCTTCAGGGTTATTATTGGCATTAAATGTAAATACCCCCTTGTTGGACAAGGCACCCAAGAAAATAATATCTAGCTTAGATTGCACGGATTTGACAACGGTAGACACGTTATTCCACATCAGATTAATGAGCTGCTGTGTCTTCTGGTCATCCGTCAACATCCTAGAGTCTAGGATCTGCAAGACCTTGCGATACTCCTCGATCGGCATTGAGTAACTCATCTGGTGGGTAAGGACCTTTTGCTTCAAGGTCTCAAGCCCCTCCGTACCCAAGATCGGTTCCTTTCCCTTGGAATCAAGGGTAGCCGCCGCAACGCTCAAGTTATATTGCCCGATCAGCTCCTCAAAATTAAGGCCGATAGTCGGGACATCCCAATCAAGATAACGCTCGTAGATATTCTGGTCAAACAAGCGCTTGCGAAGCTCCGTGGCAGCGTCAATACGAATCTGAACCTCTTTTGTCAGTTCGCCAAAAATAGAACTATAAACATCCATCGTTCACCTCCTTACTGTCTAATATACTTAATAGTGGGATTATTCTTCATGCTGAATCCCGTCAACCATGAGGAAGGGACTGGATAAGCCACATCCTTAAGGATAAGGACCTCATATCCCGCCGATACCGTCTGGAAAGACATATTCTTCGTATAGACAAACGTTGTCTCAACCACAGCGTCAGGCTCATCCGTTCCCACGGCAAGAATCGCCCCTTCTGTAGCAGACTCTACAGCGGCAGCCAATGTAACCACATCATAATCAGAGTTGCTTGAATCTACGGAACTCACGTTCTGCCCACCAATAGAATCTCCCTTGGCGACAAAGCTATCTTTCCCTATACGTGGCTTAGTGGTCGTTCCTCCGGCTAATACCTTAACGGCCTTACAGATCTTGCACTCCATGCGATCAAAGTCCAGCTTGATAGGAGTGCCCTTTCGCACGATTGTCCCTTCCGCCAACTCAGTGGTTAATTTGAAATCTCCGGGAAGGACTGCGCATTCCCCGCGCCAAAAGACGGGGAACGATCCTTTAATCTTTGTTTTGTTAAATTCGATACCCATAATCTTTTACTTTAATTAGCGTCCGGCAATGATTTGGCCCAATCCTTAGCGAGCTCCTTGCTCTTTTCCTTGGACGTAGAGACAGAGAACGCCGAACCTTTTTCCTCTAATCCCTTTGCGACCTCATTTTGTCTCACCTTGGACAGATAAGTATCAATCGCATTATCGTCCATATCGTCCGTTATAGCGAAGCCCTCCTCTATCCGTTCCTTTGAGATCTTAAGGCTCTTGGCCTTGTCAAGGATCAGATTGTGTCTTTCAGCACGTGCTTTCTCCTCCTTAGCTTTATCATTCTCGGAGGTCAAGAGCCGGATTTTCTCGTCCTGCTCCTCACGATACTTCTTGAACCAATCCGGCTCCTCGTTTTTATCTGGTTGCTGTTGCTGGCCGCCCCCCTTGCCTCTCAACTCCTCTAATTCCTTCTTGTAATTTGCGCTTTCGGTTCGCACCTTATCCAAGGAACTCTGGTAAGATTTCAACATTGATTCTTGCCCTGCTACCACAGTTTCAAGATTATCGTCCGTAATCAGGCCAGTGGACCCCAATGATTCTGCCACGGACCTCAAAACATCCTCCGTTAACCCAAGATTTGAGTACTTCTGTTTTAACTGCTGGAAAATCTTCTCTTTCATGCTCTTGCTTTTATTTTTTCGCATAAAAGTATTGATACATAAGCTTGTAATAAAATAAAAACGGGTTATATACATGACAATAGACCGATTGTCACAAAAACAATAGGGCATGGCTATAAAATAACCACGCCCATTAAATTTAATGATATCAAGGTACGACTTAAACCGGTCTTATTCTTGAGTGGAATCATCCGGAGCTTGCGTCTTTTCCCCCTTCTCCTCTAATATCCGTCGAATCTCCTCCTCCGGCTTATCAGTCAAGGACAGCATATCTACCGCTGTTTGAAGGGACACCAATCCTGACTCATAGAGTTTCGCTATCATATCTATTCTCTTATCCTTATCCTCGGCGAAAGGCTCGGAGAACTCATGTTGCAGGTCGAGCCTGCTTAACTCCTCTCTCATGCCGATATGAGTTACGTTCATCATGATAGCCAATATAAGATTCTTCTCACGGTCTATTAATATATCATATATCTCTTTCAAGTTATCCCTTTTCATGTATCCAAGAGCCAAGGCCCTTTTCAATGCCTCCCCGGATAATGTCCCAAGCCCCTTCATGTTCTCGTAACTGAAATCCGGGGTGAACGTATCGAATAGTATGCTTGATGACAGGTCTTTTTTCTCCGCCTCTTTCATCGTGGAATAATCGGGCGGAACGAGATACTCGGCAGCGCTTTTGTCCTTATCGGACATGGTGATAACCTCTCCTACCATATTAGATCCTCCCCCTACTATGCTCTGAATGACATCAGCGGTTAATTTCAATTTTGGATCGGAGAAATAATTATTGGAATCCGCCGCCTTGCTATCAACCGCTTCCTCTCTGTCTATACGCTTTTGCACCCCATACCATGCCTTGTTTTGACGATAGTAGATAACATTTATTTTACCCGAAGGATTAAGCAATGGCGTAACATCCCATCCGATATCCGCTCTCTTGCATCTATAGATGTATTCCGGGGTCTCTATATCAAAATGCTCTACGGACTTATCGCCCTCAAGCAACGTATATCCATAACCAAAAGCTATCATGTTATCCCATTGATCAAATAAAGGCCGCAATGTATATCCTTTTGATTTGGATATAACCTTAACCTTTACTTGGGGCATACCATTTTCCCTGTATATATGATAAACCTTAGCGCTCTCCGTCTCCGCCCCAGCCAAACGCTTGGCCTCCCGGATTGTCGTGTTGAATCGAGTATCACGGAGAAAATCACCGAATGCTCTGAAAGCCTTATCCGTATCATCCGATACAGCTTTCCACAAGATAGGCTGCCCGAGGAGAAAAAACAACTCGACCTCATTTATATACGCTTGCCTTCTTCTTGGCAATTTCTCCGTAATATACGGTTCTTGATTTTTCCTGTGCTTATTAGGACGTTTATTAACCTCATGGGATTCCGGGTTATACTCCAAGATCGCTTGGGAAACATCCCTGTCCCGGCATTGCATCATTGACATGGCCCGGCTTATATCCCTATCCTTGATAAGGCTGACAAAGTCCCTCTCCACTCCCAATGAGTTCAATATCTTGTTTTGGAAAACCTGAAATATAGCGTCTATGTAATTCATGTTAAAATCCTAACTCCTCCTTCGAGTACAGTCTTGTTGTTAATACTTTTCCTAGAAGCTTGCCTATCGTCCAATAACGTGCCCCATCGATAAGATGGTTATACCCGTCAATAGGCTCATTGATAAATTTACCGTCCTTGTTTTGGGCGTATACATAGTTCCTAAGCTCTTTTATCAAGTTTAAAGATCTCTTGGTGACACAAATCTTATACTCCATCATCTTGATAATACCTCCCATAACAGATCCCTTGTACTTGTCCGCAGGGTATATGATTATCCCCGCATTTGATATTTCTTGTATAAGCCTTGGATCGGCGCTGTCAGCGTAAACCACCAAGCCAAGGTCTTTCAATACCTTAATAATCTCCTTGGTTAACATATGGGTACGGTAACATTTCTCGTCAAGATATAACCTATCATCAACCAATCCGCATCTAACTATAGCGGTAGGGTCATAGCTATATCCAAAGTCAAGCCCTAACGCCACATGCTTGGCATAGGAAGGGAACTCGTCCACGATCTCGAAATCAGGGAACACCAACCCTTCGGCCATCGCCCGCTGCCCTAACCCATAAACCGCCCAAAGCACCTTATTCTTATTCTTCAATGACTCTATCTCATCGATGATTGTTTGCTCTAAAAAAGGATTGTCCTTATAAGTGGATATAAAATGATACGTCCTAGGGTCATTGTTCAGATCGCAAATCCAGTGCTCGTCACTGAACGACGGGTTATAATCAATGACAGAGAAAAGAGTGGTACGCATCACCAGTTGCTGCCACTCAAGATAAGATATCTCATTTCCCTCGTTACAATAAAGTATATCACGTTTCCTTCCTCTTATCTTCTGCTCATCATCCGTGGAAAAGAACTCCACGAATGATCCATTTGGGAACGAGTAAACCATCTCCGACTTGTTCATGCACCTATTATCCCATATACGGAACTTATCGATCATGATTTCCTTAAAATCCCGGAAGACAGATCCCTTCAGCGCCGGTAGTGTCTTCCTCACGATAGATAGAGACAGTTTAGGGTTATGAAGGATATACGCTATAAGGTATATCAATATGTTATAAGTTTTACTGCTCCTTGAAGATCCTTGAGCAGATATGATCTTATAACCGCCATCCAAAGCGCCCTGTACCTCCGTATATATCCTAGTCGTCTGTATCACCATTGATAACGTCCTCCCTCTTGTCAATAACCTGAATAGTTATGGATTTATCCTCGCCATCTATATTGACCTCCGATTTGACAGGCGCATCCCATCCCATCATCTTCGAAAGGCGATCCAAAGCGTCTATCTTGGAATACATCTTTACCTCAAAGCCCTTATCCGTACTTTTGACCGATTGGATAGCTAATTGGAAAGACAAAGGCAGTTTAGACAAATCTTTTATCAAGAAGATCACATAGTTCTTTCCCTTCTTGATTTGCAACATATCCACGACATTGGCCCGTGCTATATTCTTAAGGATATCAATAGCCTCGTCTTTGGTTATATCCGATCTTCTTTGTAAATCAGCTTGCAACTCTTTTACCCTTACCGCTATCTTACCGTTGGCTAGAAGCTCGCAAGCCCTTATATTAATAGTCTCGGGTCTCATATTCTCGCAAGAATAAGCACGCCTATACGCCTCGGAAGCATTGCCTGATTCCAAGTAATAATTACAGAACTTCTCTTGCTTGATTGTCAATTTCATGTCTTTGCCTTGAATAAAGATCAAGACCAAAGTTATGTCATCGATATTTATGGTCATAAATAAAGAAAGGGCGATTCGTGACAACAGGTAGAATGTCACGAATTACCCCTAAAAAACCACAAAATTTATTTGGTCTTACCCAGCCGAACCGATATCTCAGAGAAAATACGCTCTATATCTTGCCTAAAGTACTTATACAATTGATAAGAAAAAACTATGCCATTGATATTGTTGGAAACGACCGTCTTTTCTTTAATCCCTAGTACGTTTCCTAGTTTTTCCCTTAATCCAGCCTTCATCTTACCGCCAGCCAAGGTCATAGGAGAATAGAGATATAATATTATGAATATGAATTTTTTCCTTTGCGGTACATTCCCTTTAGGGATTGGCTTTCCTCCGAGGGCTATCTCCTTGAACCACTCATATAGGGTATCGATCATACCCAAGTCGGTTAACACAGGTTTAGCGATCTCCGATTCACGCTCAGAGAGTCTATACTTTTGCTCACGAATGGATTTGAGCTCAAAAATATTTGAAAACAT